CTCTCTCAAGGAATTCAACGTCACGGTAACTCGGTCATACGAAGAAACCATCCAGAAGGTTATAGACAAGTCTGAGGGCCTCGTACAGGGCTTTAGAGACATAGCTCAGAAGGCGCGTGACTTCGCTGAGAACCTACGCAAGCTACGCGATATGGGTCTTGACCCAATGCTGTTCAACCAGCTTGTCAGCGCAGGTGTAGAAGCCGGAGGCGAGACTGCTCAGGCGCTTGTAGACGGCGGTAGCGACACCGTAAACGAAATCAACAGCATCTTTGACGAGATAAACCAGCTAGGCGCAGAGCTTGGTATGGACGTCGGTCAGACAATGTACGACGCTGGACAAGACATTACCTACGGTCTGCTAGATGGCATCAAGTCTGAGCAGGAGCAGCTGTACGAACTTGCTACGGAGATGGCTCGCACATTCAGCGAGACGTTCAAAAACAACTTGAGTGTCGCTATTGACCAACCAGTCAAGGCTGCCGAGAAGGCATCTAACGATGCTAAGAGAGCTTTTGATCAGGCCAAGAATGCAAACGTAGACGCGTTAGTCCAAATCAACGAGCTGATTGCAGGTGCAGAGAAGGCGCTATCTGGCAAGCTGTCGTCAGCGTTTAGAGCAGGAGTAGAAGGCAAGCTTGGAGCGTTTGAGGCTGTCCGACAGGACATCATTTCTGGTCAGGTCACAGACATTGGAGGGCTGACTAGGGGCCTTACAAGTGCAAAGGCAGAAGAACTGCTCAAAGGTACTGGCGGAACAACCGTAAATAACTACTACAACGTAGAGGTCAAGGCAGATACCCGTACTCAGGGAGCTAAGGCTGGTGAGGCGCTGATAAACCAAATCACCAAGTTTGAGCAAACCAGCGGTACAACTGACGTATCTAGACTATTGGCGGTCTAATGGCACACACACCCACCCCCAAAGTAGAGCTAGGTCTAGACGGCGACAGCCCGATCTTCCCTGGCTTTACGCTTGACAACCTGGAATCTGGAGTGCTGGACAACACCGAGTATTACCTAGCTGGTGGCCTTGTCTTTTATGACGTTACCAACAGAGTGCGTAACTTCAGCATCAACCGCGGTAAGACAGCAATCTTTAGCTCTATCAACGCCGGACAGGCCACAATCGAGTTCAATAACCACGACAGAGCGTTTGACCCACGCTATACAGGCTCGCCATTCGCGGGCAACATCGTGCCTCGTCGCGAGATAAAGCTGTATGCAGATGATGTATTGCAGTTTGCAGGCTGGGTAGACGACTGGAACCTGACTTATACGCCGGATGGTGACTCAATTACACAAGCTATCGCTTTAGATGGTTTCTCCATTCTTGCAGGTCAGTCTTTGTCCGCTGGCACGCCGACGGCTGAGCTAACAGGAGCGCGTGTAGAAGCAATCCTTGACAACGCAGAAGTGAACTGGGACACCGATCTACGCTCTATTGACAATGGTGTTTTAGAGGTAGGCACACAAGCTATTGACGCCAATACAAACGTATTGTCTTACCTACAGCAGGTAACAAGAACAGAGGACGGACTTCTCTATATGGGGAAGGACGGCAGCGTCGTATTCAAAGAGCGCTTGAGGCCGTTCAACATCCCAGAAGTAGTAGATTTCAACGACACTACTGGCATCCCGTTTACCAACGTAGAAGTGACTTACGGCACAGAGTTGCTGTATAACGAAATCAACATTTCTCGTATTGACGGCGGAACTGCCATAGCGAGCGACATAACCTCGCAGAACTCTTACGGCATTAGAGCTTTCAGCGCGTCAGACTATCTGTTTGAGAACGACACAGATCTCGCCACACAGGCCATAAATCTAGCTGAGAGGTACTCTACCCCTGAGTATCGCTTCCAAGCCCTTGAGGTGGCCGTACACGGCCTCTCAGAGGCACAACAGACGACAGTCATTGGGCTAGAACTCGGTTCGGTAGTACGTATTCAGTTCACGCCAAACGGCATCGGTGATCCTATTACTCAGTACGGTGAAGTAATTAGCATCAACCAAGAGGTCTTGCCAGAACAGCACTTCATCACCTTTGGCTTTAGCCGATTGAGCCAAGCACAGTTCCTGCTTGACGACGACATCTTCGGTAAACTAGATACAGCAAACGTTCTAGGTGCAGACCTAAACGACTGGACTCTGAACGACGCAATCTACGGCCGACTATCGGCTGGTATGGCAGTAAGTTAGGACTCAAGTGGCTGGTTGGAAAGAGTGGGCGATCGGTGAGGTCGTCGAAGCTGGCGATATGCAGAGCTACATTCAGGATCAAACCGTTATGGTTTTTGCTACTGCTGCCGCAAGATCAACTGCACTCGGTACTGCTGTAACTGAGGGTATGGTCACATACCGGACTGACGGCGGATTGCTAGAGTTCTACAACGGCTCGGCTTGGACATCTGTTGCAGCGGAACCAACTAGCGCATTTCTTCTAATGGGAGCATAAATTGGCTAATACATACAAGATACTCGGACAAGCACAGCCCGGCACGGCTGTCGCAGACGTCTACACCGTGCCTGCTTCTACAAGCGCTGTAGTTAGCACGATTGCTGCTACCAACGTAGATGGCACCGCTTCGGCTATCAACATCTATGTAGTCGCAAGCGGAGACACCGCTGGTGCTGCTAATGCCTTGGTATACGAGGCAAGCTTGGGCGCTAACACTTTGCAAGCTTTTACTCTGGGTGTAACTCTAGGAGCAGCAGACAAGATTTCTGTCCAGAGTGCTACAGGCTCAGCAGTGACTTATCAAATATTCGGTCAGGAGATTAGCTAATGGCAATTTCTACTTTTCCAGCCGCAAGCTCTGGTGGCGGTGGCGGCGGAGCGCTAGTAAAAAAGGTGTTTGCATCTACTGATACGTGGACTGCACCCTCTGACGTAGACACAGTAACCGTAACCCTTGTTGGCGGCGGCGGTGGAGGCGGAGCTGGCAATAGTAGCAATGGCTCTGGTGGCGGTGGCGGCGGAGCTGGTGTCGTGTGCCAAACTATTGCAGTTACTCCAGGCGCTTCGTACACTGTCACGATTGGTGCTGGTGGTGCTGGTTCTGATAGTTCTGGCACAGGAGGTAGCGCTGGTTCTGATTCTACTTTTGGCAACCTTTTGACCGCTTATGCGGGCGGAATGGGACTTGATGAGAGTTACTATAATTATGACGACTGGGGTACTGCTGGGTATGATCCCAAAAATATGGCTTCTCCTGGAGGCCAGGGGTCGTATATAAGTAGTCAAAATATAGCAAGTGCTGGTGGAGGTGCTGGCGCTGGTAGTGCAGAAACCAGTATGTACCTAAGCAATAATATCCAAGCGTCTAATAAACCTATGCAAGAACATCACAAGGGTCGCCAAGGGTATGGTTATGCCAGGCATCCAGCTGCGGATAGCGGCATCTATGCTGGCGGCGGCGGACACGGCATAAACGGATACGGTGGTGGTGGAAGTGCTGCATATTATTCAACTAAATATGACAACGCTTTTTATACCGTAGGAGCCACTGATGGTGGGGGCTGGGGAGCGACTCAAAGTTTAGCCGCAGAAAACGGAGGAGCCAACAAAGGCGGCGGGGGCGGTGCTGGTTGGGCAACTACAAATCAGGCCGGAGGCAACGGCGGATCTGGCGTTTGCATTTTAGAGTATTGGACGGCTGCATAATGGCGCACTTCGCAAAGATTGAAAACGGCAAGGTCACACGAGTTGTAGCAGTTGCGGACAAACACGAGGATGATGGCCCTGCGTTTTTACGCTCAATAGGCTTAGAGGGCATCTGGGTGCAAACAAGCTACAACAATAGAATTCGCACCAAGTTTGCTTCTCAGGGTGACGTGTATAACGAGGGCCTTGATAGGTTCGAGCCAGCACAACCATACCCAAGCTGGACTTGGAGTGAAGATCTTTACAACTATGCACCTCCAGTTCCTAAGCCAAGTGACACAGAGACGAACTACTACCGATGGGATGAAACTTTGCTAAGCTGGCAATCATATGAGATACCAACTACCCCAGAAGAAGATCCAGTTCAATAAAGTTTATTCTTGGGCTGGGCAAACCAACAACAACCCAGCAGCAGCAGCCAAGGCAATTCCTAAGTGGTATAGAGACTTAGCAAGATATGTCGGCAACAAACTAGCCACCGACGGCAAGGGCAACACTAACGGGACCATAAAAACCTGCCCTCCGTTTTTGGATGCAATGATGAGTGGCTACGTCATACAAACTGAATTTGATTTGTACGTTACAAAAAACGACTCAGGACACTACTTTGAATGGTCGGGTGGAGAAAATCTAATAGCCACACACCATAAGGAGCAGTTAGCGCCAGAGCAAGTGCCTAACGGATATAGTGATCAGCCGTATAAGTTTGTCAATTTGTGGCAAGTCAAAACCCCAAAAGGCTACTCCAGTCTGTTTACGCACCCAATAAATCGGTACGATTTGCCGTTCCTGACTTTAGCGGGAATTGTTGAAACAGACGCGTACGAAAACATTGTCAATTTTCCGTTTGTCATAAAGGATGATTTTGAGGGTCTGATTCCTGCCGGGACGCCAATAGTGCAAGTAATTCCGATCAAGCGGGAAGCTTGGCTGTCCAAACTAGGGAATGCAAGCGCAAAGTCTATAGAAAACGCAAGAATTCAGTTACGGCATAAAATGTTTGGAAGCTATAAGTCGCAGTGGTGGCAGCGAAAAGACTACAAATAGTCACTAACGATAGAATAGAACAGCAAGCCACAGGAGATATAAATGGCCGGATTAGGTAGAAAAGTATTTGCAGCGGGTGAGGTTCTCACTGCCGCTAACGTAAACGGCTATCTGATGGATCAGTCCGTTATGGTCTTTGACGATGCAGCAGATCGCACCTCGGTACTCGGTCTAGATGTTGCAGAAGGAATGCTCGCCTACACAAAGGACGACGACACTCTTCAGTATTACGACGGGTCATCTTGGAACAATGTCAGCTCTCCTGGTGACATCACAGCAGTAACCGCAGGAACCGCGCTAACAGGTGGCGGATCATCCGGCGACGTAACCCTCAACTACGACTTCACAACTGCAAACCCGCTCACTTCTTCGACAGCTACGGCCTACACCGTGGCAAGCTCTGATGCTGGTAGCTACCTTCAGTTCACAGCCGCAGGAACAGTCACTATCTCAACCGCCACAGCCTTCACCGCAGGACAGCAGGTGCAGATCCTTGCAGACGGAACTGCACTCACCATTGCAGGTGACGGAGGCGTGACCCTTGCAGGTGCAGGAACAGCAGGAACCGCAGTCAGCTTCACAGTCGGCGCACAATACGAAGCGGTAGCGATTGTCGGTGTCGGGTCAGATGCTTACCGCATTATCGGTAATGTGACAGGAGCATAATGAGCCTTGTTCTTCTCGGTATTCTCAATAGCCAAGCAGCAGCAGCAGGCGCAGCAGGGGCGTATGACCTGCTAGAAACGCAAGTGCTTACATCTAACTCTGCTTCCGTTACCTTCACAGGGCTGGGGTCGTATACGGACTATAAGCACTTGCAGATTAGGGCGGTAGCACAAGCCAACACTAGCGGCACTAACATCTTGAATCTAAATGTAAATCTGAATAGCGATACAGGTTTTAATTACGCTGTTCACAGGATTTATGGTGGCTCAAGCACTGTGCAATCCGCAGCTAACACATCGAGGGATTCCTTGATTGTTTGGAGGGCTTGCACAAGAAATGCCGACGGCTATGCTCCTTCAGTTACAGACATTCTCGATTTTTCAAACACGAATAAATACACGACTATTCGAGGAATAGCTGGAGGCTATGCTTCATCCGAAAAAACTGTTGCACTAAGCTCAGGTGTTTGGATGAATACATCTGCGGTCACATCCATTTCTTTTACTAACAATGGTGCAGTTGATTTAACAGCTGGCTCACGCTTCTCACTATACGGAATCAAGGGGGCATAATGGCTACTCCAACTTATGACCTAATAGACAGCGTGACACTATCGGCCACAGCCACTAGCGTAAGTTTTACTGGAATTGGAAGCGACCATCGTGATTTGGTTTTAGTCGCACAACACAGTGCAAGCTCTCAAAGTTATTTATCCATTCGCTTCAATGACGATTCAGGCAACAATTACCCGATTGCGTGGATGGCTGGTGTCAGCACTTTAGCGACAAGCAACTCAAGCGACAGCTATGACAGACTGCTTTTCACGCAGAGTTATACGAACACGCAAGATAATCAGTGGGTTATGCAGATACTGGATTATGCACAAACGGACAAACACAAAGGCGTGTTGATAAGACAGAATGAACAGGCTTCTGGTTACGAACACACTTCTGCAACTGCTAGTAGGTGGGAAAGCACAAATGCCCTAACTAAGATACAAATTTGGCCCAATTACACTCTTGGCTCAGGCAACTTTACAATCGGTTCAACCTTTTATCTTTATGGAATTGCAGGATAACTATGGCAATGGAATTAGTCGAGACAATCGAGGTCGGTTCAGGTGGAGCGGCCTCAATAGAGTTCACCTCGATACCCGATACTGGTTCACACGCAGTCATAAAGTTTGCAGGTAGGTATAGCAACTTGGCAAGTTCACAAATTCAGATAACTATAAACGGGGACACCACGACCTCGAATTACACCTATCAGCTATTAAGAGGTAGCAGCACTACTGTTTCTAGTCAATCTTCAAGTAACACTACTTATGGTGCAACAATGAACGAAAACGGCGATACCGCCAATACTTATAGCAATGTAGAACTGTTCTTTTCAAATTACGCCTCATCACAAATCAAGAATTGGCAAATGGATGGTGTGAGAAGTCAGAATGCAGCGGCTCAGACAATTCACCTAGTGGCTTACAAGTGGAACAATACCGACCCAATCACCAGCATCAAATTTGCCTCGACTTCAGGTAATTTAGCTCAATACTCAACCGCATCCCTTTACACAATCTCTTAGACAAGAACAGGTAAAATAAAACTATGAGTGAAACCCCAGTAAAAGTAATCGTAGACCTTAGCAAGCCAAAGGGCGAGCGTGAGTCAATCGTTCCCCTGACCGCAGAGGAAATCGCAGAGCGTGATGCTATGGCAGTTCAGGCAGCCGAGGAACAGGCTCAGCGTGAAGCCGAGGAGCAGGCAAAAGCTGATGCAAAGGCTTCCGCACTCTCGAAGCTAGAGGCACTTGGTTTGACCGAGGACGAAGCATTAGCGATTGTAGGTGGCTGATGCCAGTAACTAGTCAGTCTGTTTCAGTAGGTACTGCTGTCGTAGAGATCAGCGGTCCCAGTATTCGGTCACAGTTTGTGTACTGCCAGGACGGCGACTACGACGGCGACACCTTGGTTTACATTGGTGGATCGGACGTAACGACTTCTACCGGAGTAAAGCTTTCCAAGACCAACACCACAGTCTTTCAGACCAACGCCGACGACTCTCTATACGCAGTTTGCTCCGCCGAGGGTGGCTCAGTACGGGTTGTAAACGTACAGTAAAATAGTCACAACAACCTAGACCACTTTGTACCTTTGGAGCGCGTCTAGTGAATGAAGAAATCCCTACCTGGGCAATCGAGCTGATCAAGCAAGTCGAAAGACTAAACGAGAAAATCCCCACACACGTTGATTGGGTTGAACGTAATATCAAGGACCACGAGATGCGCCTACGCGCTGTAGAAAAGAAGATCTGGGTAGTAGCCGGAGCCGCAGGTGTAATCGGTGCCGCCCTTACCTTCTTGGTTCAGGTGCTGAATGCCTAGACTGCCATTTCCAGAGTCCACGATTACTGGACACTATGGCACTATGTCTGCTTACCGCAAGAAGCACGGTCTACAGCCACACTCGGGTACTGACTTCGCTCCCCAGGGTTCTAACAAGGGCAAGACCGCGATCCCCGCTGTAGGCAAAGGCACTGTTCAGTTCGTCAAGTGGTCTAATGTTCTAGGGTGGGTTCTAGTCCAGACAATCTGGGACGCAAAGAAGCGGAAGGCAAAGTATGTCGGATACTGTCACCTCAGTTGTAATAAGTGCGGAATCAACTGCCGTGGTGGTCACGACGCTTCTGTGGCTATCAGCCTTGCCGCTGGTCAAAAGGTGGCTGAAGGACAAGCCATAGGCATAATGGGCAACACAGGCTCTGCAACATCCGGGGTCCATCTCCATCTCACACTGTCAGACAAGGAGCGTGGTGTATTTGGAATCACAGCCGACAAAGAGTGCTTCGTCGCGTGGCTCAAGACCCAAGCTCCTGCGAAGAAACAAGCGGACACGAAAGACAAAGCGGTGGTGGGGCAGAGCCAAAGTAAAATAGTTTACGCCTGCCCACACTGCAAGAAAGAATTATGCTAAAAACCTACCTCAAGCAATTTGGCCTTCGTTCACTTGGCCTTACTTTCGCTACCTTTTTCGGTGGCACAGCGATCGGTGCCGTAGCTGGCGACTGGCTGATGGGTTCGATCATCGGTGTTGGCTCTGCATTTGCTGTGGTGCTGACGACTATCGGTGTCTCTCTAGCCTGGAAGGGAACGCTGGAGATTACAGACATCCAGAACGCTTATCGCGCTGCTGTGGCTAAGTCGGACTCAGAGGCTGTACAGGACGCCCTAGAGGTCAATCGCGACGGGGACTACGATTGGGACGATTATGAGGCTGACGACCGCGACCCCGATCTCGAAGAGCCAGACGCTCCTTCACGCTAAGACCTCCCCAGACGCCATACTGCTCATTGACTTTGAGCGCGTACTCTAGGCACTGCTGTCTAACTGGACATTCCTCACAGAACTTCTTAGCCATTCTTGGCGTGTAATCCTCATCGTGTGAAGGGAACCACAGTTCAGGATCGGTCACCATACAGGGGGGCGCATAGGGCGCGTCTTGGATGGCCTTGGCTAGTTTCAAATACTCTGTAGCATCTTGCATACGCAAAGATTATGCAGTTGCTATTCGGTTGTCAAATTAGCGCTCATCGGGGCTGGTGCCGCCCCAGATCCCGTGCTTCTGTCGCGTAGACAGGGCGTACTCAAAACATTCTTTCTTGATTGGGCATTCATAACAAATACCTTTAGCTACGACCGTTGCGCGATGGCGCATCTCTGGGTCGTCAAAGTCTTCTGGGTACCACAGATCAGGATTTTTCTCGCAGGGTACACCGCCAACAGAACGTATAGAAGATAACAATTTCATATACGCGCTTGTAAAAAGTCCCTGGGACAACATAGGGTAAGGCTACCTGACAGAGGAGGAAATTGAAAACTTACGCACCGCCCACGATAAACGGGGCGAAACTACTCGGTGTATACGACCCAGGAAGCCCTGAGTGGCATTCTGAGCGGTCTAACGGCATCGGAGGTAGTGAAGTAGGCACTGTACTCGGTCTGAACCCTTACGAGAGCGCCTACGCTCTTTGGGCAAAGAAGACCGGAAAGATCCCGAGCGAGATAAAAGAGAACTGGGCTATTCGGTTCGGTAAAGCTTTTGAGGAACCCATCCTTCAGTTGTGGGCCGAGGAACATCCAGAGTACGAAGTAATGACAACCGGGACCTACCAAGACGAACACTGCGAGTATCGCCACGCAAACCCCGACGCAATCGCGCGTCACGTGGACACTGGCGAGCTAATGATTATCGAAGTTAAGACATCGCGTCAGACCTGGGAGTCGGTGCCGCCTGCCTACGTAGCTCAGGTGCTGCACTATATGGGCGTCCTAAAAATCCAGAAGGGTGTGATTGTCGCTGTGGCAGGAATGACTTGGAATGAGTATGAGGTGCCATTCAGTCAGGGACAGATAAACGTGCAGAACGAACTACTGGGTGAGTTTTGGCATTGCATTACAGATGATCACAAGCCAGCGTGGGATGGCTCAGATGCCACATATCACGCAGTTAGGGCTGAAACGCCCGAGATTGACCTGAGAGAGGTTCAACTAGGCAAACTAGGAATTGACCTTATGAAGGCTCAGGAGACGTCTGACAAGGCGTACAGGACTCTTATGAAGCTCAAGTCTGAGGTGTTGCACGAAATGGGCGACGCAAAGTGGGGAACGATCGAGACAAAGGGAGGCCCTGAGCGTGTCGTAAGTAGACAGCTTCGCGCTGGAGTGCCATCATTAGTCATAAATAAGAAAGGAACGACGTGGATTTAGGAATTGGTAGCTACGTCACAATGCGAAAGGGCGTAACGCAGGTCACAGGGCTTGTAGACGGCCTAAAGGTAAATCAAGAAGGCCTTGAGCGAATCAGCCTTATGGAACTAGATCACTGGTTCTATATGTCTCAGGGATGGCAGTTTCTAGTTGAAAGTGAGGACGACGATGCCGAGATTCAACCTGAATGATTACGAAACAGTAGAAGAACGTATTAGGAGGTTCTACGATGAAAACCCAGATGGCCGTATTACGACGGAAAATCTTACGACTCAGGTGGACCGTTCAGTCTCAACTTGGGTTGTTCGGGCAAGCATATTTCTCACGGCAGGCGACCAAGCGAATGGTCTGCCGAAAGCTACTGGCCTCGCGTTTGAGGTGGATGGCGGTCAGGGTGCGAACCAAACTGCTGCCCTCGAAAACGCCGAGACATCTGCCATTGGCCGAGGTCTTGCGAACGCAGGCTATTCAGGAAATAAGCGAGCAACTAAAGAAGAAATGAGCAAAGCCAACAGGGGTGTCACTCCGACACCCCCTGGCAAGAACTGGTTGCAAGAAGCAGATAAGATTACCGATGTAGGTGGCTTACGCTGGCTATACGCTCAGGCGAAAACAGAAGGTGCCTCACCGGAGACACTAGAAAGGATTGAGGAACGTGCGAAAGTCCTCAGTGCTAGTGGCGAAGGTGAAGGAGCTGACGGAAGCTTACCAATCAGCGTTGAGGAAGGGTAGGCAAGATGAAGCCGACTTTTGGAATGCTGAACTTCTACACCACCTTTGGATGCTAAGTGCTTCCATCTCAGGTAGTACAGGAGATCGCCAGGCTAACTCAGGAGAATAGTCGAGGCGCAGACGCGTTATACGAAGCTGAGGTTGCTCTAGCCGAAGCTGAACACCACCTTGACACAGTGGAACAGACGGCCTTTATCAAGAATGAAGGCACCGTGGCAGACCGCACGGCGCTCGCCAAGCTGGAATCTGCTGACGCTCGGTTGCAGCGGGACCTAAGACGGGCCGAACACAACCGTATCAAGGTAAAAATAAAGACTATTGAAACTTCACTGATGGCGTTAGGGACCCAAGTGAAGCTAATGCAAGCGGAGATGAGATGAGCATAACCCCTCGTATTCGACAAAAACTAAAGCTGCGCGACCCATACTGCCTGCACTGTGGGACCGACATAGATTTGGTTGTCCACCATCGCAAGAACCGCCAGATGGGCGGGTCAAAGCTTCTAGATCATTACCAGAACCTGCTGATGGTGTGCGAGGAATACAACTTCCGTATGGAGGCAAGTGAGGTAGCTGCCGAAGATGCTCGAAGATTCGGTCACAAGCTCGCAAGCTGGCAGGACTTCTCAGACCCTGTTTACGATGAATGCGACGGCAACTGGTACGTGCTGGAGGAAAACGGCTCTAAGACGCGTGTAGAGCCTCCGGAGGCTATGTTCTAATGCCACTGATAAGGGGATATCACTCGTTTGACGATCACTTTACGCAGATCCCAAACTCGTGGCTAAGGGACACTCGATTGAGCTTGAAGGCAATTGGGCTGCTGTCGCAGATTATGAGTCACAGTCCAGGCTGGAATATGAGTGTTCGGGCATTAGCAAAGAGCAACGGAACTGGCATTGGGACCATCAAAAGTGCCGTTACAGAGCTGGAAACACACGGGTACTTGAAGAGATCAGACACTCAGAAGAAGAACGCAGATGGCACTTTTGCCGACTACGACTGGACTACGACAGACCCGTTCCAAAACCCCGTCACGGTGAAACCCCGTCACGGTGAAATAGCACACAAAGAAGAACATATATCTATAGAAGAAAAAGATATTAAGAATAACGAGAGAACTAAAGCGCATTTTGAAAAGTTATTTGCAGAGTTTTGGAATGCTTATCCGAGGAAGCTCGACAAGGCTAAAGCGTTTAGGGCTTTCAAGTCCGCACTAAAGCGAGCGAAGTTTGAAGATGTCTTAGCTGGGGTGATTGCCTATCGAAACGATCCGACAAGAAACCCTGACTTTACGAAGTATCCGGCCACCTGGCTAAACAACGATTCTTGGGAGAATGCGGCAACAACGCCAGAGAACAGGATTCGGTCCGAGAAAGAGCGCGCTGCCTCAAAAGAGTATCTCGAACAGCTAAAAGAATTAGAAAAGAAGTCTGCCCCACCACCTGCCGACATTAGAAAGAAGCTAGGCTTGTGATGTGGATGAATTTATTGACTGCTACAAATGTGGTAAAACTTTTGCCGTCAATCGCAAGCGCCGTAAGTTGCGGATGCACTGCGAGAGCTGTAGGGTCAATAAAGCAAGCACAATTCAGCAAGGTGACCTCAAGTGCCTACCCTGGCACGGTCACTTCGCCTCGGATATGCTTACCCCAGTGGACGAGAATGGAGAACCAGTCTTGCCAGGGGAAAGGATCTGCGGCAACGCAGATTGTGTATCGCCAAGCCACGTGAAAGGAAAATAATGGCGCAAATCAAAATCAGTAACGCAACGGTCGCTTTTGTAAACAGCAAAGGCTTTACCGCTAAGGCCCAGGTAGAAGTTATGGGCGACACCCGCGACGAGTACTACAAGGTCTGGACGGATCACAAGGTTGCCGAAGGCGACACAGTAGACATCGTTGGCGACATCTCAGCTCGCGTTGAGGAATACACCGACAAGCGCAGTGGCGACCTAAAGCGTGTAGCCGCACTGCACGTCAATAACCCAGTTATCAAGAGCGACACCCCGTTCTAATGACAATGTTCGTAGGGCTAGGCACAGCAACGCTGCTGTGTCTGCTCTCCGTCCAAGCAGAGCCTGTAACGGCTACAATGGGTTTTATTTGGGCGGGGGTACACGTTGTTGCCATACTCCGTCAATGGTATGAATCTGCATCTTGAGATCTTCGGTAATCCTGCTCCGCAAGGATCGAAGAGAATTATCAAGGGCCGACTTATCGAAGCCTCGTCAGAGAAGCTCCGTAAGTGGCGCAAAGAGATAGCTAGAGTCTGCACTGAAGCCCGCGCCCGTGACGAGGACCTGTTCTTTCTTGGTCCCGTCAGAGTAGAGGTTGTGTTCTTTATGCCCCGTCCGGCTTCCGTCAAGCAATCAAAGCGACCTTGGCCTATCGTGCCTCCTGATCTAGACAAGCTCTGCCGTGGGCTGCTAGACGGGATTGGGCAGTCAGAACTTATCTGGGGAGACGACTCTCAGGTCGTAAACCTCATTGCCACCAAGGTCTACGCGGATGCTCGCGAGCCTGGTGCTTCGGTCACAATCACAGGTGTATAACAAATCGGTAACAACTGCCGAAATGTCCTTGCCTTTGTCACTACCACTCTCTAATCTGTTTTTTGAAAGGAGAAATATGAAAGTCTCAGAGATAAAAAGTCAGCTGGAGTTTTTCACTGACACACTGTTTCAGGCCGGTTACGATATGGGCTGGAATTCAGTTGTAGAAGAATTAGAGCAAGCAGCAGATCGAGAATGGAACATCGGCAACAAAACCACGGCGGAGGTCCTTCGAAAGGCCATCAAGGCGTTTAGGAGTGATTACGATGATGTGGCGTAACTGGTCGGACTTCTGGTACGACACCGCCGACTTCTTCTTCGGTAAGCAGATGGACAAGGCATACAAGCAGGGCATCCGTGCCGGAGCCGAGTATGCAGCCAGGAAGCTCTCGAATGAGATTCACAACGTAGACACTAAGTCTTTGACAAAGACAGAGCGTGTCGGTCACGCCGCCGCTATGGACTCGATGATCAACGCAAAGAAACTCATTATGCGCGAGACGGGAGCGATGCTTTGAAAATCGTGATTTGGGAACTACCTAGCTGCGTTCAGTGCGCTCAAACAAAGCGCGAGTTCGACAAGCTTGGTATCAAGTATTCGGTCAGACAGCTAAACCGCTCCCCGAAGGCTGTAGAGCGTTTCAAGGAGATGGGTCTAATTGCCGCTCCGATTGTGGAGACAGACGACCGTCGCTGGTCCGGCTTCAGGATCAACCGTATTCGGTCACTCCAGAAACACCTAGAACACGAGCGCGACTTAGGTATCAACGTACCCGTAGAACCGTTACGTCAGATAGCAGATGAGGTAGGCGATGAGTAAGAACGACCGTATCTACGCTAATTTTCGGCAGGCCGCAGCGCTCCTTCGGGATCGGAACCTTGTGTGGTCTGCCGATCTAGACTGCATCCGAGAGGACTTGGCCGGGTATTTAGAATCCAAGGCCGGACTCGGTGTTGGAAACAACCCGCACCTGATAAGGGTGGTAGACATTTTGTTGGCCGATGAGAATGATTTGAGTGCGCCGTGGACGAGGGACTAAACGTAGAGAGGCTCGTTGCGGGCTGGAAGCTGCAAGACGAAGTATCTGATCTTTCGATGAAGATGCTTAGGGCTGGCATAGAACTTGGTGCTAGGTCCACCGTCATAGCCTTGGCGAAGCGTTACATAGCCAAAAACTATGAAGTATTACAAACAGACGACTTTGATCTAGCGGTCAAAGAAGGCGTTGAAAGGGCAGTAGAAGAAATGGACAGGAGAATGAACGATGTTAGAGGGTCTTGAGCCTCCAAAGAATAAATCTGTTTACTGTAAGGTCGCACAGCTTCGTGAAAAACTTGAAGAAACCGATCTAATTATCCTTGACACTGCCCTGGAGGACAAAGAGCGTTGGGGAGCAAAGACATTGCAAAACGCACTGCGTGAACGCGGACTTAGTTTGGCCGACACGACAATATCTAAGCACCGAAATAACACCTGCGCTTGCTATCGAGGATAGGCTGGAACTATGTTGGAGAATTTAGAACCCGCAACAAAAATAGCTGCACCCGCTAACTATCGCCCTGGCGTAGAGTTTGACGGCACTGAAGGAATAGCTACAACTCCCGGATACAGCGAAGCTCCGAACTTCGACGAGTTCCTGACCGAGACTGGTTTTGACCCAAACGAGATTGAGATAGTCGGTACACCTCGTACCTCGCGCTGGCAGAGATACGACGGCGACTGGCTAACCTCTTATCGTTTTCAGTTCCGTAAAAAGACGGCAAGCATAGACCTGCCGCTTCTTTTGCAGGAAGCAAAGAAAAAAGCTAAGACCCCGAAGCTCCCTAAGACAACGGACCGCTGCCTAGTTGTTATGTGGTCTGATCTTCAGGTGGGCAAGGTGGACTACCGCGGCAACTTTCAGTCCTTGGTAGAGCGAGTAGAGCTAATGCAAGCTCGCCTTATGGAGATGGTCAAACTAGAGAAGCCGGAAAAGGTTATCTTTGCAGACCTAGGTGACACTGTAGAGAACTTCAGCAACGCTGCCGATATGGCTCAGTTGCAAAGCAACGACCTCTCGATTATGGAGCAGGTTGATCTGGCTACTACCTTTGCATTTCAGACACTACGGATGCTGGCAGAACGTGTCCCTGACATAACCTATGCTTCGGTCGGATCTAACCACTGCCAGTGGCGTGTGAACAAGCAGGTAGTAGGAAAGCCCTCTGACGACTGGGGAATCTTCATTGGACGTCAGCTTGCAAGACTCAGTGAGACAGCCGGACTGAATATTCGGTTCGTAGAGCCTCAGCCTCACGACGAGTCCTTAGCACTTGACGTATTCGGTGACGGCTTCCATATCCTTGGCATTGTCCACGGACACCAAGCTCGCCGCCCCGACAATATGGGACAGTGGTGGAGGGGCCAGGCATTCGGTAAGCAACCTGTTGCAGACGCTTCAGTTCTAATCCACGGACACTGGCACCACCTCAGAGTGACTGAGATGGGATCAACGCCACGTGGTACTTCTCGGTTCTTGGTAATGGCCCCGACGATGGACAACGGTTCAGGCTGGTGGCGCAAAGTCACAGGTGAGGACTCAGTTCCTGGCCTGGGGACCTTCTGGCTTGAAAAGAGCGTGGACTTCACAGGGACGGTGTACAAGCTATGACAGACCCAGAAGAACTTGCGCGTGAGATGCGTGAGCAGGCAGAGAAAATATCTGAACCTTACGTAATCTACGAGACTATCTACCAGCCCGACGAGGATCAGAAGAAGCTTTACTTCAACGCCGGAAGGTGGGCAGGCGGCGCTCGCGACTGGACTGCACGGCAGGCCTATCTAAAGCTGGCAGAGACGGGCGAGATGTAATGCCCAGCTATCGCTACGAGTGCGAGTGCGGTGAGGTCTATGACGTCATTCACAGCATTCACGAAGATCCGCAGATTGACTGCCAAAATTGTGGGGGGGATATGTCCCGAATTCCTCAGTCGCCGCAGGTAACTTTTTCTGGTCCAGGATTTTATTCGACCGACAACACGCGACAAAGAAAAGCTTGACAACTTGCGGACACTAGGTGCATAATTGTCTTAGTGTTAGCCCTTTCTTTTGGTGGCACTTTGGAGGTCCGCCTCCTTCTTTCTCTCTCGGTGGAGGAGAGCCAGGTCTTTATTCAGCCTGGTTCTTCTCTGCCCTTTTCTTTTTTTCGGTTAGTATTCAGTTCAAATGAAATTTCAGAAACCCTGTATGGATTGCGGGCAGCTTAGCTATGAGAGCCGCTGCGAGATCCACCGCCGCCGTGTGCAGCAGTTACGCGACGTAAAGCGGGCAGAACACAAAAAGACTTACTACAATACGGACTACCGTAAGCGCGCCCGCATAGTCAGAGAGACGGCTATTGTCTGCCATATCTGCGGTGATGGGGCCAGGGCCAATGATCCTTGGCAGGCAGACCATCTAGAGCCGGGTAACCCTCTCTCGCCCCTAGCAGCAGCGCATAGAAGCTGCAATGCTTCACGCGGCGATCGCCCACTATAAGTATTCGGTCAGCTTCAAAAACAAAGTACTCGGTCAGAAAAAATCTATACACGCGCGCCTGCGTTACGCGCCCGCGCGTTCCTTATTCTCACGCGGCGAAATGGCAAAAATAACGAAACGATAACAACACGCGAAATGCTATTGACACGCTTTTGGGAAGTAGCAGAATTGCTATTGCCGGACGGTCCGGCAGAGAGAGAGAAACAAAATGAATATCCCTAACCCTTTTGCGGGAATGGAAGTACACGTAATTGCTAACAACGAAGAACACGTATTTACGGTTAGCGAGGATCACGAGGAAACAGTAGAGCGCGTGGAGAGAGCGCGCGAATTCCTAAATGATCACGTAAAGGTAATCAAGGTGGGTGGTGACAATGCTTAGCCAGGAAACTATCTATGCAATAAATAACCCTACGGCCACTATTGAATGGTGGACGTGTACCGGATGCCGCGACCCGCAAATAGCGGGATCACCCTTTTGGCTAGGCGGTCCGGACTTGGACCGTATATGCGGCTATTGCCACGCTATAGAGAATGGAGAGAGCGAATGATCAACAGCTACGAGGAATTTCTAGACACTACTTTAGAGCTAGTCAAGGCTACTGAAGATAACCACGAATACGCGCTTAGCGCGGTTACTACTATCGCGCGACTAATTGACCGCGGGTACGACGCCCTAGCTTTTGAAGTGCTAGAGACGTTTAGGCCAGGTGCATAATGGGCGCGCAACTAGCTAGGGACCTAGCGGAAACGGACATCACGCTAGAGCAACAAATTACCTATCACTTACGCGCTAACCACTATCCCCCGGTGCCTTATGAAATGGTACAAGTTTGCCTAGACGCGATAGACGCCGTGAACTACGGCGACCCTTATCAAGAAATAGAGCTGCCGGATGGCACCTATTACCGTGGCAACACGGCCGCGCCCGCTAATGCGATAGTGCAGGGCCATCACCTAGATCCGTGGGTGGACTATGGATAAGCGCGAATTGGCTAGACAACTAGCGCGCCTAGTAGCGACGCAACCCGGCTTTACCGTGGACGCGGATGGCAACCCGGTGGCCCGTGGCTATACCGTGGGTGGCCTAAAGCGGACGGACGGCGACGCCGCTGCTTATTACGCGCAACCGACTAGCCCGGCAGAACTAGCCGCGCTAGAGAGCGACCTAGAGCGACTACTAGATAGCGCCGCTAGTGATATTGCTAACGGTGCCTATATAGGTGGATGGAGAAACGGCGATCAAATTGCCGTGGACCTAGTGACCGTAACCCGCGGCCTAAACCGCGCTATCCAATTAGCTAAAGAGCGGCAGCAGCTAGCTTTTGGCCAAATAGACAACTATCTATACGTAAAGGAATGGAAGATTATCTAATGAATAGCACACTAAACGGACCGGAATATAACGCGCTGCTACACGCTATTTGGCGACTACAGCGAGATATCAAGAGCGGCGAGTATACGGGTAAGACACTAAGCGTTATAGAGCGCGACTTAAGCGCCCTAGAGGGCCTATTTCAGAGACTATAAGGGAGAAACAATGACAACAGCAACTAAGAGACACGACGTAATTAGTCACGAGGATCAAGAGCGGTCCTACACGGTTACGACGCCGGATGGGATCACGGACTATTTCTATGCGGACTCTATGGTGGATGCCTATTTAGACGCCCTAGAGCATTACGGCGATGGTGTCACTATCCGCGAGTCTTGGTATAAGGAATGGACGTGCGGCACTTATCAACCCGGTAAACAATGCGGTTACGACAAATACGGTAATCACGTAACGGCAGAAACGGTGGGCAATGAGTAACAAACTAACCTATGCCGCGTGGGTGGCAATGACACTACGCGACGCCAATAAAGAGAGCGATCAACAAGAGCGCGCTAAGTATTGGAGTA